ACCGTATTGAGGCAGTTGGTACCCAAGATGTGGGCAACATCGAAGGTACACCCGCTAACACACTTGTGGAGGCAACATTGGTGAAGGAGATCTATGCTAAGGACGGGAAACGATGCTCTACGGAGTATTCGCGGAACGTAACCGGTGTAGTGACTCGCTCCAGTGACCCCATAACTGTGAAGGCACGAAAGCAGTTGGCTAGAGGTTTGGCAGCCTCAGGTCAATTGTTCTTAGGGAATGGTCCGTCTTCAGACCTGTTCCCGACTCTGGTAGGAACCACCCTATGCTTTGCCGCATGGTTGGTTAAGCCCCCGAAACGCGAGAAAACGGTGGACGTTGTTCGGGCAGTCATGAATGGTGAGCTCATGGCTGAGGAGGTTAGGTTGTCAGAAGAAGACACGGCCAAATCCGGTGGTCGGTCTGAGATGAGCGAGGTCAAAGTGTCACGAAAGCAACGTCGAATGAACTATAAATTGGCGTGTGCGCATAAGAAGCCATCTCGGATTCCTGTACTAGCAGGTGAAATCGCGTCAGCACTCAAACTGAGACACGGTATGATGAAAGATAATAGATCAAACCGTAAAGTCGTTGAAGTAGATGCTGCACGCCGGGTCGAGGCTCTGAAGAGAGACGGGGACAAGATGTTCAAGGACTTGAGATCTCATGATCTATATTTGGTATCGATGCATGCTTCAAGAATGTATTGGTTACCAAATGATGATGAGATTGATGTTCTTGACATCTATAGCGACCGTCAACTCCGACGAGCTAGAGCTCTTCGGTCCTCTTGGGCCGAAGAAGCTCCGTCTTGCTAGGGCTGCTTGGGAGCTATGACTGGAACCACTTCTAGTTCGAAGGTCACGGAAGAACAGATCTTCGACATTAGTGGAGGTGAGAAATTCCAAGTCAAGGCAACCAGGCAGGGAAGTCGGGGGAAACCCCGCAAGTACTACAGGGTCAATGGAAATAATGGCCCTGATTGGGATATACCAAACAATGATATTGAATCAGTCAAACACGCAATACTTGAGCGAGTCTTCTTTGTTAAAGATGGAAAAGGGGGCTTCAAGCGCTGTCCGAAACCATGGGAACACGAATCCGTAGTTAATGACGACAAACCTTTTAGTGCTGCGCGTTCAAAGATAAGAAACAGATTGCACAAATTCCGCGAAGGACTTGAGCAAGTTGCGATCAATGTGGGCAAAGTCAACCCGATTAGCG